GTGCTTGTTGCTCTTGTTGAAAAGGGACGACGCGAGAACAAAGCCGACCACGGAGTCGTTTCAGACAAACTTGACATGATTGGCAAAAGCCTGGGTCGCTCTATTGACCGTGTTGAAGAAACTGTTATTCGTAACGAAGTCAAACTTGACCAACACATCAATGACCACGCAAGAGGAGATGTCTGATGGCCGGTAAGAAACCAGCAAAAGCAATAGCAGGACAGACAAAGCAAGTAGTACTTGACCCTGCTGTCTACGGTAGCCAAATTAAGTACATGGGTTCAAAGAACTCACCATGCACATGCCCTAGTTGCGGTAAAAAAACAATCAGAGGCATGGTGCGTCAAAAGGGTGAAGACTTCTTCTGCTCTTTGGTTTGCGCGAGTAAATAAACCGGGGGGTTTGTGGGGTATGAAAACGTTAATTCTTAGAATTCTTGCGGTGTTTGCCGCTTCTGGTTTGAGTGTCATCGGCGCAGGTGCAATCGCCGGCGTGCCACTATGGAAAGCATGTTTAATGGCTGGAATTGCTGGCGTAGCAACCGTAGTTGAAGGGTTGGCCAGAGCCTTCCTTGATGACGGAAAACTATCAGTAGCCGAGATAAACGAAGTCTTTAATAAAGTTGACAAAAAGACTAAAGACTAACTAGTACTATTTGTTTATCGCCCGCTTCAAGGCGGCCTTGATTTTTCAAATCTAACCAGACTAGGCTCATAATATGAACAAAGAGATGGTTTGGCACAATGACGGTCACGTTATTCACATTCGCCTAAATAGGGCAGAAGTTGAAATAATGTCAGTTGACTGTCCGTCGGTTGAAGGTAGTGGATGTCACACCGAGTACGACGGATGCTGTGTCAAGTGGTTCCTAGACCGATACGGACTTGAATGTAATGCTGGAGTATGTCCTGCTGCTGAGTCAATTGAAATTTGTTGGACCCTGGCTGGAGACCGAAGAGATATGGAAGCATGCCAACTTTGGTTTATGCCGGTGAGCGACGAGACTTTTCAGGCTTGGATTATTTCTAGGAGTCCAAAGCCGTAACGGTGCGTCTAGCCGCAAAGTCAATAATCTGCTGAACACCCATAGGTGTGATAACCCAACTATCTTCCGTCACTTGATTGATGGAACCGTTGTTTAATAAAACCTTGATGGCTCTCGTCACTTGAGAGTTTTCCGAATATTTAAGGTTAAAATTTCTCACCGCTTCAACAGTAAACGGTTTGTTTTTCATTTTTGCGTAAGCAAGCAATACGTAGGTGTTAGATGCATAACGAAACGATGGTGCCGGCAATTTTGGTTTTGCTCTGGCTTTTGGAATATGGGGGGAAGGCATGACTGACAGCCTATCTAGAACGGTGCCTCTTCATCAACCTGCGGTGACACAAGACACATTCTCCCCAACTTCTGCACAACCCCTGGAAGTCGCTGTATATCAGGGTTATTTATGAGCAAATTAATATCAAAAGTATAGACATTTTTGCGATTGACTTTTGTCTTTGTAATTAACCCTTGTTCTATAAGGGTTTTAAGAGTTTTTTCAATCATAGTTTCACTGAGTCCAAGATAGACCGCTAACGCTCTCTGTGTCATTTCTGGGTCAAGGATTAATGTGTAAAGAATTCTTCCTGCAGTAGAAAAAAGACTTATTTCGTCTCCGGACTGATAGTGAATAATCTTTTCTTTATCAAGGGTTTCCATAACTCTTTCAAGAAGTTGTATATCACCGGAGAGGACTTGGCTCAATTCTTTTTTCAGACTGGCGATTTTGTCATTTTTCATGTGTTTCTCCGTGGTGCAACCTAGACACTAGCATGCTTGCATCTTGTTGTGAAGTGTTGTAAGTTCGTTCTGTCAAAGGAGTGGCAATGTTGAAAGACAAACTTTTAGCCCTTGAGGTTCAAAATCCGTCCTGTTCTCTAGGTAGAACAATGAGTGAGATGGATAAGGAAACACTAGCCGCATTCATCAAAGTAATGAAGAGTGATGCTTCCGCAAAGCAGATTATTGAGGTTTTGGCAGAAGAAGGTAAAGTAGGCTTCGGTCTCACGCATCTTCGCTCAAAGCGGGCAGATTGTTTTAAGGGCGCAAAATCTTGCGCATGTTTAAATGGAGTAACCAAATGACAGAGAAGAAAAAGCCAATGGCGGCAAAGTTTGAGATTATTGCTGAAAAGCAATCTTCCGAAGACATGAAGCGTAAGTTGCTCGGAAGTCTTGCTGAAATGCTTGAACGCAAGAACATCGACCTTAATGAGATTGGTGACATTAAGCGTGTTTCTCTTTATCAATCAATGCTCAAGGACGACCAGGGTGAAGCCCAAATCCATGACCTTGCTGCTATCCAATTCTCCCCCAAGTGGGAGACTGGTCCAGAGTGGCCAGTTGTAGAACAAGGCAAGCCTGTACAACTACAAAAGGTAACTACAAAACCTAAGACCCCTACAGGCTTCAAAACCTGCATTGTGGTGCCTGATATACAGTTCGGATTCTTTCGTAATAAGGCTGGCGAACTTGAACCAACCCATGACGACAAGGCGATTGATATCCTTTTGGCCCTTATTAAGGACACGAAACCAGACCTTATTGCTTGTGTTGGAGATAACTTAGACCTTCCGGAGATGGGTAAGTACGTCACATACCCTGCATATGTCCAAACAACACAGGCATCTATTGACAGAGCGACAATGTTCTGTGCTCAATTACGAGACGCTGCTCCTTATGCCCAAATCGTATGGCTTGCTGGAAATCATGAAGAGCGTATGCCTAAGTATCTTGTTCAGAATGCCGCTGCTGCTTATGGTCTCCGTAAGGGAAATACTCCTGAGTCTTGGCCAGTTCTTTCAGTTCCTTACCTTTGTCGCATGGAAGAGTACGGAGTGGAATACAAGCCTGGATATCCAGCCGCTGACCTGTGGATTAACAAGAAGTTGAAGATTATTCACGGAGACAGAGTTAAGTCCAATGGCTCCACTGCTCATGTTTACTTGAATGCAGAAAAGGTTTCGGTTATCTATGGACACATCCACCGTATTGAAACGGCTTTCAAAACACGTGAAGACTACGACGGAGCACGCACCATCATGGCTGCTAGCCCTGGATGTCTTGCCAGGATTGATGGCGCTATTCCTTCTACTCGGGGTGGAGTTGACCTAGACGGTCGTCCACTTACTCGCTTTGAGAACTGGCAACAGGGTATCGGTGTAGTCACATACGAAGATGATGGTGACCACAAGTTTGCCTACGAAGTCGCAACAATCTACAACGGTTGGATGATGTACCGAGGCAAAGAGTATAACGCCAACTAAATAAAGGCGTAAGCCTGACTACAAGTTAGTTAAATTTATCTGCCTCTTAAAAGGCGTTCTTGACACGCGCCAATAAATAGCCGAGAATTGATTAATCAAGCAATCTTAAGGCTTATTCATGACTACGATAATCGGCATACAGGGAGACGGGTTCGCGGTCGTCGTTTCTGACACAAGAATCTCCTCTTTTGACGAGTCTGGCAGCGCCTATCAAATCTCCACCCTTGGTCCTGGCTCTACTAAAATGGCCACTAATGGCAAGTACGTACTAGGGGCAGCAGGAGATATGCGTGCGATTAATATTCTTCACCATGTCTTTAGACCTCCTGAGCCACCAATTGATAATGACCCAAGGAAACTAGATACCTTTATTACGGGTAAGTTCATACCAGCCCTAAGAGCCTGCTTTGATAATCAGGGATACTCTCCACCTGATGGCAAGGACAAGGAGCACTCCGCTGAACAGGGTTCGTCAATTGTTGTAATGGTGAATGCTTGTATCTACCTGATTGAGAACGATTACTCATGGACCTCTGAGGTGTCAGGTCTCTATGTTACAGGTACTGGAGCACCTTATTCGCTTGGGGCTTTGCAGGCACTTATCGCCGGCAAGGAAATAACTGTTCAGCAGGCTAAAAGAACCGCATTAAAGGCTATTGCTATTGCCGCCAAGTTTGACCCTTATACCGGTGGTCCTTTCAATACTAATGTACAGGAATCAGACAAGTGACCCGAATCTTCCTACCATGTTTGCAAGCAGAGAGAGACTTTCCTATAGAGGGAGAGAACAAAGAAAGACCTCTTAATGGATACTAGTAAAATAATTACCCAACCAGATAAATCTATAGATATACATGAAATCACTTGGTTTGACTACGCAGCCTGTAAAGGAAGAACCCCACTAATGTTCCCCAAAGAACATAAGGATATTACGTATATTGCACAAGCAAGAGCCATCTGCAAATCATGTCCAGTCGCTCAGGAGTGTTTAGAGTACGCACTAGAGTTTCCACCGGCAGATATGCACGGAGTATGGGCAGGGTTTACTAGTAGACAGTTAGCCGCAGAGCAAAGACGCAGGGGCATCAAACCCGTAAGGCCAACCCTTAGTCAAATGTGGGGAGATTAGGAAAGACGGAAAGAACAGGTGTTGCAGAACTCAGCGTTATCAAAGGTAACGATTTTCATGTTGCACTCTTCTTTACCGCAGGGCATTAATACCCGTTCACCATCTAGATAGGACCGAAGGTAATCGGCAGGGGATGGTTTTGGATGAGGGGCAGGGGCAGGGATTAAACCCTTTGTTGACTGGCAGTACTCCCAGATGATGTATTCCATATATCCCGACAGAGTCATTCCCTGGGACTCAGCGGCTTGAATCAAAAGGTTCTTCTCGGCCCCAGTGACTTTAATGGTCATTAGGTGAACGGCTTTAGGATTACGAGACTTCTTAGGCTTACGCCCCATCGCGCTCCACCAAAGTCATAAGGTACTCGGTGAGGGTCATATCGTAGGCTTGAGCCTGTGAAATAAGGCGACGCTTGAATTCAGCAGATACTCTCAGGGTAAGGGTCATGAAAGGAGCGTCTGGTTCTTTAGGGGGACGACCGACATTCTTCTTCACTTGGTCTTCATTCCTGACTTGCGAGTGAACTCACCACACCAGTAGTCAGACTCCACTACCGTATCTTGAGGATAGCGATGGCAGATACCAGCATCGGTCCCTGGGATAGCGTCAAAGAAGCGACATTCCATACAGTTTGTCTCAGGAGCAGACCATTCGGACCAGCGAACGTGACCGTTGAATGGGTTAGATGTATCTTGGTTGTAGATAGTCACGTAGTTCTTGCCTTTCATGAGGTTGATATCAATTAAGGATTCCTGGTTTTCGTTATTTTCGGTCATTTATCTTGCGCCTGTGTCTCTTTTTCAGAAATTCTGAACTTTTGTTGTTGATACTTGTTTACCTGAGTCTCGTAAACTTTGTAAAACTCTTGTCTATCCCCGTTGGTGTGGTATCCCCATACACTATCCCCGAGTAACTCCATCGTTTGCGAAAGGACAGGGTGGATTGAGGCCGGCGAGAACGTTCCCGAGTTAGCGGACTTTATTACCCCAACTAAAGTGCCCCATGCAACTGCGGGTAACGGAGGGTCACCAACTTTTGTTTGGGAATTAATATACGCCCTTCGTAGTTCCCCAACTGT